TATTTCCTTACAACCACAGAACTTATAATATTTAAACAACATTAATTTAAGTTATTAGAGACTTTCGAATCCATAACTAAACATAACCATTCAAAATAGCTATAACGCCTACCCTTTGGTAATGACTCCATACTATCGAATGCACCCTGATATTTGCGGGAAAAGGACTTATCCCACTCAAACTCAGCTACAGGAAGCATAGGTTCCAAATAATCCAAATATCCTTCGAGCCACTCCCGTACCTCGGGATTACCCGCAGCATCCATATAATGTCCTACTGCTCTCGCATAGGATTCAAGCGGCAAACCAGTATTACGCCGCTCGGGATACACCAACCGAAGTAATGTCTCCTCATTTGGACGATAAGGTATGATACCCTGGAACTTACGTCCCTGAACTATCTCGGAAATGGTTCTCCAGTATTTGCCCAGAAACTGAACTCCCTGAAACTGATAGGGTTGATCGTCAACAAGCCGTCCCGTCGAAAAAGACTTCTCGCCGAACCAATCGATACCAAATATGAGCCGTGCCATCCTAGCAATCTCCTCCAGAGCAAGATCTCCACAAATACCACGTCCAGCTCCCAACTGATCGTCACCCAACGATTCAAACCAAACTAAATTAAGTACCTCATCCCACCGCTCAGACTCATAAAGCGACAATATACTGGCATAGCCAACAATCAACGTACAAATTGATTGAATTAGCGTATTATGACTGTGGCCGGATGTGGTACCCAACTTTCGTTGAAAAGTCAACCCATTATCTATGAAAACCTTGCCCCTGACTAACCCGTCATAGATGAATGTCCAGTAAGCATCGAATCTATTGGACAATCCATCCTCATATTGATCCCTAAGGATCTCAATCGCAAATTGTACTAGCCAACCTGGTAAGCTGGCATCATACTTTGATGCATCAAAACACCAATAACGATCGAACTCTTTGAACCGCCTGAGAAAAGTCTCAGAACCACCATGCCACCACGAGGTACCTACAGAAATTGGGTACCTATCATTGCAGTAACAAGTAGTTAATACTTGTTCAGTCAAGCCATTAATCTTTAAGTCGCGTTGGCTGGTCATTAGAATGAGTCGTCCCACTATAGGCTTATCTCCAGCCGCGGCCAATTTAGCCCTGGTTGTTAGCTTGCCCCTACCCCCCATCCTAACAAGATGTGGAGACACCTCTAAGCCTTGCCTCAGATCAACATAAGCTGTCTCTGCATCCAACTGAGCGATATCGTTGGCGTCAGACCTGGTTTTAAAGCCTGCTTTCGCATACTCAACTCCAGGGAAACGATCACCATAAAAGTGAACGTTCTCCAACTCACTGATACTAGGAAAAGAAAGTCTCCCGGGCAGGGCTAAAAGCCCTGCCACGTGGGTAGTGGCTTTAACAATAACATCCATGAACTGTCTTGGCAACACCGAAG